CTTTAATTGCTTGTTGCGTTACTTTGTTAGTTGGAATGAATCCCATAATTTTAGTTTTTATTAGTTGTTATTAATTGATTGTTTAAAATTGTAAAAAGGTAGTGAGAGAAACTAGGCGAAAAAGGTAGCGAAAACCTAACTCCCTCACACCTTTTAGTTTACTTTTACTATACCTCTATCGTTCCAAAGGTCACCTCTATTAAGACCTCTATTAGACGTTGGTAACGTGCTTCCACTTAAGGTGTCCATAGTAGGAGTATCGCCTTTATCTCCTTTCTTTCCATTTGCACCTTTCAATCCTTGGTCGCCCTTATCGCCTTTATCTCCCTTTGGTCCTTGCGTTCCGCCTGAAATATCCTCTTTTAAATGTCGTCTAAGCTCGTCTATCTCTTCCGATATGTTTTGTAACTGAAGATAAACTATACCTAACTGAGCAAACGAACCTCTATCTTGTATGTGTTCTCCTTTTGCAAACTTAGTTTCTAATTCAGTTATCTTAGTGTCATCAACTTTGTCTTTACCATCACCTGTCTTAGTGAATATAGTCTTATTTTTCTTGTTTGCTAGTGCCATATCTTAGGGTTGTGCTGGTGGTTGTGTATTGTATTGTAAAACGATTGTCATCGATGTATTTTGAATTTGAGATGTATCTTCCCTAGATATAGATATAATATCTCCTTTAGTGAAAGTCCAATTACTAGGACAATCAACCTCAAATGTAGTTGTATATGAAGAAACACCTAAAGCATCGCCAATTCTAGTAGTTGAATCTCCATCTTTATAAAACCTTAATGTAGATGTTCTACTTCCTGTATGAGAATTATAATTAAGTATTTTTTTAACAAAACCATTGTAAGGAACTGTAAACATTAATTGATAATCAGAAGAACTAAGAGTATTACTAGATGCAATAGAAGCACCCGATAAAGGTATATAAGTTTCACTTGTATTAGCATCGTGATAGTGAGCTGTCCGAATGTCAAGTACGTTTTCCGCTTTTACGTTGGTTAGGTCGGATTTAAGAGCCGAAATCATACTACCTATTGGGAAATCTATATCTGAAGTAAAACTATCAATTAGTATTTCTGTAGCACCTTTAGCTAATTCACTTCTTGATGTTATTATAACACTATTACTTCCATCAGGATAACTTAATCTAAGTTTTTGATTATCATATACTCTACCTGTTGTAGTACCATCAATTTGAAACTTATCTATTGCACTCCCAGCGGTTATGGCTGTATCTATAACACCATAATCGTCTAAAGAAATATAGTTTGTATTTTGAGTTTTTATACTAGATATACTTCCTTGTGTTGATTCCTCAAAATTAGTGTCTTGATTTAATGAAAAAACTGCCGACCCTGGACCTTCCGTAGAAATGTTAGGAGATATGTTGTCTATCTGACACCACTCTCCACTCATTATTTCGCTTTGAGCTTTAAATGTACCCCCTAAGAATTGATAATATTTAAAATCTGAATCAGTAGGGTTAAGTTTGTATTTAAGGACTTTAAGCGGTGATATGTCAGCCGATTGTACGTCAGCTTGTAATATTTGTAAAGGTCTAACTTGCGTTAGTAAATACTCTTCTACCACTAATTGTAGTATCGTTTGATAACCGCCCGAATTACCTTTTCTAAATCCTTCTGTCACAGGTGCAATTACATTTCCCCCAATGTCTTTTTGTATAGAGTAAAGTTTGTTAGAAGATTGACTAAAAGCATCTTCACCTGCCATTCTTTGACCTATTGCTATAGAACCTAAGTCTTTAGTGTCATACGCTTTTACGTCTGATTGTGTAGCTCTATATATTATTTCAGAATCTACTGATTGTCCATTATTTTCTTCACTTGGAATAAAACTAAACTCTACACACTCTGTTTTATTTGATATTGGCGTTGGATCATTAATCGGATCAACAATAGATGCTTGACCGATAGTTCTTTGAAAGTAATCGTTTGATGTACTTGTACCTATAGTAACAGTACCACTAATAGGTGCTTCTTGTATTTCAGCTGTAAACCTTAAATTAGTTCTAAATAAATAAGTGTCTGCTGCTATTGGCTGAGATTGATTTCCAAATAAATAAGGCGTTCTTTTACAAGGCCATTCGTTGTAAGAATCCCAATCTGCGTTATTACTAACATCGATAATACTTGGCATTATGCTTGGGTTATTTATAGCGTCACTTTGAGATACTGCATAACCCCTTTTAAGACCTAAAGTTAAGGCAGTAGAATTATTTAAAGTCCAAACTAATTGATTTGTTCCGTTTGATTGTAAGTAGTAATTATTTGTTCCGTTTGATAATTTTATAGTTAAATCACAAGAGTTTGTATAAGTGTTATTGAATACATCGTGATTAGAATTAAAACTAAAATCACTTTTTGTAACCCTAATATTATTATGAAACACAAAGTGCATTGTGTGAACACCTGTGTTAGCAGCTAAAAACCCTGCTATTAAACCACTTCCTTCTATATTTATCCCTTCACTTAAACTAAAATTAGACGCACCTTGACTATGCTTTAGGCTAACACTTTCTAAAGGTGGATCGTAAGTAAAAGTAGAACCGCCTAATATTGGGTTGTCAGAAGTATTTATAATTATTGCTGTATCAATATTCTCTACAATTTGACTTTGAAAGACAGCAGAATAATTATAAGTTCTTAAAGTTCCTGTTGAATTATCTAATAATTCGTTAGGCTGTATAAAATTGTATTTACCTTCAGCTAAATATCCTTTTAAACCAAACAACCTAGATATACCTTTTAAAACATCTCCAAGTTTAAAATCTAAAGGATTTCCTCCAGGTACTACATTACCTTCTTCATCAAATTGTGTAGGGTTAGAAAAAGCTCCTTTTGATATATGATAAAGACTTAAAGGATTTACATTGTTATATGAAGATTCGTCACCATCTCGCCACCAATTAGCACTTGTTCTTAACCACTTATGATTATCAGGAGATGGGTTTAAATTACCGCTTGTACTACCACCAATATTTATATCTGAATATGAACCATTTTCAAAAGAAAACAAAAATTCATTAACAAAAGTATTTGAACTATTTTTTTCAGTTTCACTTGCAAATGTAAAAGGTTTTAGTTGGTCTATATAACCAATAGAATCAGTAGCTACAAGTTTATAAACGTAAGGGTAAGGTAAGTTTTCTATAGTGTCAAAACTAGGTTGCACCCAACCAAACCACCAAATATTATCGTTGGTTATCGTACCTTTATAGATTCTTACATAATAAGATTGAAAACCACTTGCTAAAGAATCGTAAAGAAATGCTTCATCAGCATCATTTTCAATAAAAAAATTAATGTTACATTCTGAACCTAAAAATGTTGGACTTCTATCTGAACCTTGTCCGTTCCAAGTTATCTCAAACCCTTCGCCTTGCATTTTAAATTCAGTAGGGTTATCACCACCACCTGTAAAACCATCTTTCCAAATTTCTATATTCCAATTTGTGCCTTTTTCACCTATTATATTGGAATATCTATATTTACCAAATGCCATATACTACCTTCTTTGTTTTCTTCTGTTAGCTCTATCGAACACTATCAATAAATCATCTCCGCTTATTCTTACATCAGGAATTGCAGCAGCACCTCCGCCACCTAAAGCGTGGTTAGGTATAATCGTTCCGCTTGAACCTGGCACGAATAGTTCAGGTCCTCTTTCACCTACTAGACTCATCTTACCTACAGGTGGTCGCCCACCATCAGCAAAAGCCCCACCCATCAAGTTACCTAAAATACCTTTAAACTTAGTAGCTCCACCAAACAATTTTCCACCGCCAAATCCAGGGAACATAGCAAATACCGCAGCTAATAAAAGAGCCTTAACTATCATAGCACCAATTTGTTTACCTATTTCATTAAACATCTTAGTCATACTTTGTAGTATAGGCTCACCACTATTTACTATAACAGAAGTCATATCTATAAAACTAAGAGTTAAATCTTGTACGTATGATTGCTGTTGATTCTTCCATCTTTGAGTTGCTGCGGCTTGGTCTGCTAACGCTTGATTGTAGGCTTCACCCAACCAAGGGTACATAACCTCTAAAGGTATACCTTCTGCTGTACCGCCTGTACCGCCTGTAACAACTGCACCGCCCTCAGAATTACTTAATTTAGGACTTGTAACGTTACCTGCTGTAGAACCTAATTCATCTAGTAGTTTTAAATAATTATCTAAAGCAGTAGATGAATCTTCAAATTCTGTGCTATTTAATTCTAACTGTAATTTTAAACTAGACAATTCATCTATTAAACCTTCTGAAACTCTTTTCCCATTTAACATTGAAACTGTTAAATCGTCAAATTTAGTTCTCGTAAACATATCATCCTCAGTTAATAAATCGTTTAATTGAGATTGTGCTGATGCAGTTTCATCTGTTACGACATTGTATTTTTCTTTTATTCTTCTTAAATGCTCAAACGCCTTGGCTTCATTTTCAGTTAATTTTTTACCTGCTTGTGTTTTTTCGTTAAGTAACTCTTGTATTTTTTCTTGTTCAGATTGAAGTTGTAATTTCTTTAAAAACTCTTTATTGTGTAATTTTAAAGATGTTGTTAAATCATCATTACTAACTTTTTCAGCATCTAAATTAGATAAAAAATCAGGGTACTTTGTTTGAAGCTCAGTTATTAAATCAATTCTTTCTTGAGTACCTTCTGAAGTCGATTTAATTTTATCAACTAAATTATTTAAAGCTGTGTTTTCTTTTTCTATTAAAGACTCAGATTTACTAACACCTCCATTAAAAGCTACAAAAGCAGCACCAAGGGCTAACAAACCACCTGTAATAGGGTTTAGCATAGAAACTAATGCACCAAAACCTATAAGTACAGGACCAAGTACCGCTAAGAATCCACCTACGTTTATTATTAGATTTTTAGTTTCATCGTCTAGGTTCGTAAATTTTTTAGCTAAATCTGTAACTTTTTTTATTATAGGTGTAATAGCTTCAGATATTAAACCACCAAACTCTAATTGTAAACCTTCAATAGCCGATTGCATCATCTTGAGCTTATGCTCTGCGGTATCGGTCATTATAGCGTTCATCTTATCTAACTCACCTGTATTGGTTTTGTATTGTTTTGTGAGTTTTCTTACTTGCTTTTCATTTTTAGCAAGAATAAGGAGCTGATTGGCGGCTGTAGCACCTACTAATGCTTCGGCTTGGTTAAGGTCCATCGTACCATCAGCCAAGTGTTTGAGGGTTTGTTCAAACGGTATACCTTGTTCGTTTAACTTCATAAATACCTTACGAAGTCCTGTACCTGCTTTAGAAGCCTTAATACCATTATCCATAAGAACACCCATCATCGCTGACAATTGCTCTATATCTATTCCTAAAGCATTTGCTGAAGCACCTGCGTGACCGAAAGCGGTACTAAATGTACTAAGTTGTATTGATGAATTTGCAGCAGCAGAAGCTAATACGTTAGCCACTCTACCTGCTTCGTGAGATTCTAAGTTAAAAGCGTTTAATGAAGATGCTGTGACATCAGCAGCAAGAGATAAATCTTCTCCTGTTGCAGTTGCTAATTTCAATATAGAATCTTCCATCGCTATAATCTGTGATGGATCGAAACCTTTACGACCAAGAACTAATTGAAGGTCAGCCACTTGTTGGGCTGTAAACCTAGTTGTAGAACCAAGATTTTTAGCTGATTCTGTAAGTTGTTGAAATTCTTTTTGTGTTGCCCCAGTAACCGCATTTACTTTAGCCATCCCCGATTCAAACTGAACAAAGGTGTCCATAGCGGACTTACCTAAAGCGACTAAAGGTGCTGTAACACCAAAAGAAAGTAAAGAACCCATCCGAGCAGCTTGAGAACCGATTTTAGCAAGAGATCGACCTGCTTTACCCATCCCCTTTTCTAACCCTTTAATGTTAGCTGCGACAATTATCGAGATGGTCTTTACTGATACACTCATTTTATATCTTATTAAATTTAGATTTATTGTATTTCTCTAGAACCTTTTGTATGTGTTCTTTTGAAGCTATCTCTTTTTTAGGCTTATTCTTATTATCCCAAGGAAGAGGTAATACCTCTTGTGGTTTCAACTTCTTCTTAGAGTGAGGAGATAAGCACCCCATCAATATGATTCGAGTTTGTTCCCATTGGTTCTGTGACATCTGTTCCTGGTGCATTTTAAAGCCCTCTAAGCGATTATTAAAAGAACGTGGGGTTAAACTATATAATTCATCATAACCTAACCCCAACATCCCTAAACCGATTTGCTCTAATTTATCCCAATCAACATCGCCTTGCTCAGAATCTATTTCCTCTCCCTCAACTACTTTCCCTCGCTTTGAGGTTGGTCAAGTTGGAACGCTTCGAATATTTCAGATATTTTAGAGAAATCTTCGTTATCTAACCACTCTTCAATGTCAGCGATTTTATAAGTAAACTTCTCTCCTATCTTCTTAGCTCCGTACTTCAAACCAAAGTAAGCGATAACTCCGATGTGGTCTATCTCCGATCCTAACTGATTTAATTCGTTTAGCTTTAAACCTAACTTTTTGCAGATTTCTTTTAAGCATAAATAACTAAATCTGATTGGTCGCTCCTGACCGCCTAATTCTACCTTTTTCATTTTTATTTGTGTTTATTTATTAGTCTGTACCTTTTGTTACTACTCCTGTACCTGTTATAGTCACAGAGTAAGTCACATTCTCTTCAACTCCTGCATCCATAGAAAGACTCGATATGTAACCACTTCCTTCCCATTTAACATCTGAACCACCTGTAGCTCGTTCTGCGAATCTTACTATTACCTCATTACGTTCGTGAACATCATCGTAGAACTCTTTAAAGTCTAAGTCAGCGTTAATGTCTTGTAGTGCGTCAGTAGACAACTCAAACGACCTTAAACCACCTGCGTTCTCTTGATAACCACCGCTATCTTTAGATGTAATATCTCTCAAATCGTTGTTGAACGATATTGAAGCTGATGTGCTATGTGCGATAGGTTCTTGTCCATCTAGTGTTTCACCTGAAGTAATTACGATAACTTCTATAGCACCATCCTCTATTTCTGCTGTACCATCTGCAAAACTTAAAGTGTTTACGTCACCTGCAAAAGTATTAGTAAAATCTTTATATTTATAATCGCCATCAGTTTGTGATTGT